TGGTAGAAATACAGGTGGACCAAACGCAGCAGGTGGCTCAGGCGGCTCAGGACTAATAATTGTTCGTTATGCAAAATAAGGGAGCAAATAAATGACAGCAAACTATGTTCTTTTAGAACGCATCCAAGTAGGTGAGGCTGGCGCATCGTCAGTTATATTTCAAAACATTCCACAATCAGGTTATACCGACTTAAAAATTGTTATATCAGCGCGAAATAACAATTCTGCAACTGATGATGCAATTAACATTGCATTTAATACTGATAGTTTTACAACAAATGCATCTATTAAATTACTTAGAGGTACTGGTTCAGGAGTAGTAGCGGCATCAGGTAGTTATTTAATTACTGGTTATATGAACGCGGCATCATCAACTGCTAATGCTTTTTGCAATCACGAAGTTTATATTTCAAACTATTTATCAAGTAATTACAAATCTATTTCTACTGATAGTGTTTATGAAAATAATGCTACGGGTGCGATTATACAGTTAAATGCTTTACTTTGGAGTAATAATGCCGCAATTAGCAAAATATCATTAGCGCCAAATACAGGTAATCCTTTTGCTCAATACTCAACCTTCTCCCTATACGGCTTAGCCGCAGTAGGCACTACTCCAGTTATTGCCCCATACGCAAGCGGTGGAGATATTATTGAAACCGATGGTACTTACTGGTACCACGCCTTCCTATCATCAGGAACATTTACTCCTGCTAAGGGATTGTCTTGTGACATCTTGCAAGTAGCGGGTGGTGGTGGAACATCCCAAGATTCAGGTGGTGGTGGTGCAGGCGGTTTGTTAGTTTTTAATTCTCAAGCCCTTGCTGCTAATACCGCACAAACTGTAATTATTGGCGCGGGTGGAAATCAATCAACTGGAACTAATGATGATTCTACTAGCGGTTCAAATACTACATTTGGTTCTTTGACCGCCTCCATCGGTGGTGGTAGAGCAAGGTACCAACTTCAAAATCCAACAGGCGGCTCAGGCGCTGGTGGTAATGGAAATGGTGGTACAACTACTCCAGGTTCAGGAACATCAGGTCAAGGTTATGCAGGCGGTAACGGCGCTGGCACCTGTTCAGGTGGTGGTGGCGGTGCTGGTGGTGCTGGTGGAAATGCTAACGGCGCTACCATTGGTGGTACAGGTGGTATTGGTGCTACATCTGCATTAATAAATGCTATGGGTGCAGCAACAAATACTGGTCAACTATCAGGTGGAAATTATTACTTTGCTGGCGGTGGTGCTGGTTGGTATGGCGCACCTGCGGCTGGCCTTGGTGGTGGTGGCGCACAAAGTTCTAACGCAACTCCAAATACTGGTGGTGGCGCTGGCGCTTATCGTGGCAAAGGCGGTTCAGGAATTGTTATTGTTAGATATGCTATTTAATCGGGAGAATAAATGACACAATACTTCGCAGAAGTTAAAGACAATGTTGTTACACAAGTTATTGTCGCAGACCAATCCTTCGTGGATTCAATCGGCGGTACTTGGGTAGAGACAGATTATGACGGCAAGTTCAACAAGAACTATGCAGGCATTGGCTACGGTTGGGATGGAACAGGATTCTTCCCGCCAAAGTGCCACGATGAAGCGGTGCTAAATACCGACACTTATCTTTGGAACTGCACTAACCCTGCTCACGACATCAAACCATTAGGAGAAACAAATGTCTGATACCCCTACAAAAATCGTAGCCGATTTAGCAACTGGCGAAACCAAGGTTATCCCACTAACTGCTGAAGAAATCGCTCAACGCGAAGTGGATGCTAAGGCTGCGGCTGATGCTCAAGCACAACGCGATGCTGATGCAAAAATTCAAGAAGGATTAAAGGCTTCTGCTCAGGCTAAATTAGCCAAATTGGGTTTTACAGATGCGGAAATCGCTGCTCTAGTAGGATAACGGTATGGCAACAACAACCTACCGATACTTATTTGCTGATCTAGTAACTAATCAGATACTCGCTGAATTACCCCTAACGGGAGTTACCTATAATCAGCAATTAAATACGGCTGGCAGTTTTCAAGGGCATTTACTATTGTCAGGTGTAAATGCCTCAGCGTTAAATGTTTCAGCCGCGACTATCCCGTCTAAGACCGCCGTATATGTAGATCGTAATGGCGTTCTAGTGTGGGGTGGGGTTATTTGGTCGCGCGAATACAAATCATCAAACCAAACCCTGACCATCACGGCTAGAGAGTTCATCTCTTATTTCGAGCGTAGGCGTATCTCTAATACCACCGTATTTAACAATGTAGATCAACTGCAAATAGCGCAGACCCTAGTCAGCAACGCGCAGGGTGTTCCTTACGGCAATATCGGTATTCTCTATAACCAAGACTCAGACGCAACATCAACCTCAGGAGTGTTGGTGTCGCGCACCTATTACAACTATGAAATTAAGCCCGTATTTACGGCTATTCAGGATTTATCCAAACAGACCAACGGATTCGATTTTGAGATCAGCGTCTATTATGACGGCGATGGCAACCCTGCTAAATCTTTCAATACTTATTATCCTCGCGATGGCGTAATTTATGATGCTAATAACGCAAGCGCACCCGTCTTTGAATTTCCTGCTGGTAATATCGCGGAATACACCTACCCCGAAGACGGTATTGCAGCCGCTAATACAATTTATGCGTTGGGTGCTGGCAGTAATGAAGGTAAGTTGATCTCGATCGCGCAAAACGCTAGTTACCTAACTACGGGTTGGGCATTATTAGAAGATCAAGCCAACTATTCCGATATTACGGATAGTGCAGTTTTGACCAACCTCGCTCTTGGGCAGATCAACGCGGTGTCTTATCCACCGACAACCCTAAAAGTCATAGCACCGCCGTATGTGAGTCCTACTTTTGGCACTTACCAATTAGGTGATGATATTCGCATCAGAATCACAGACAACCGATTCCCAAATACTTTAGATGCTATCTATCGTCTGACTAATATAGATGTTGTCGCTGGCGAAAATGGTCCTGAACGAGTTACCCTTACCCTTGTAATCGGAACTACGGGATCGGGTGTGTAATGGGATATATTAACCTCACCCCTAATCTTCACGCTATGTTTGAAGAGATTTATTCACGGTTGCGTAAATTAGAAACTGCTCAACGGTTCACTTTCCCTAATGTAACTTCTGACCCCGTTAATCCGCGTATCGGCGATGCTTGGCTAAACATCACGACAAACCAAGCAAAAATCGTAGACAAAAACGGTACTATTAGGGTCATTAACTGGACATAACCACATAACCCGAGAGGGCGCAATCTTGAATATAAATACCGCTGCATCTTACGCACAAGTACTATGGTTCGGGGCAGTAACCCTCGGAAGCATTTACGGTGGCTTAAAGTTTTGGGTCAAATTTTCTGCTAAGTTAGAAAACCTAGAAAAATACACCTACAAGGAGAACGGCGGCTCATCCCTCAAAGATGCGCTCAATAGACTTGAAAAGGGTCTAGCGGAAAACACAAAATTAACTAATAAGGCTTTCAGCGCAATAGCGAAACTCGAAGGCAGATTAGAAAACCATATAGAAGAAGGCGATAAATGAGTCAGCAAGCAGATCAAGTTGTAAGTATCGCGACCAAAGAAGTCGGATTCAAAGAAGGCGTTAATAATGCCACTAAATATGGCAAGTGGTTCGGAATGGACAATGTGCCTTGGTGCATGGAGTTCGTTCAATGGGTCTTGCATGAGGCTGGTTATACAAAGGCTCTAAAGACTGCTGGTTGCGTAGAGTTCGAAGCGTGGGCGCACCGTAGCCAATTAATTGTTCCCGTAACCACCGTTCAAAAAGGCGATATCTTGCTTTACGATTTCTCTCGTTCCGGCAAGGCAGAACACACAGGATTTGCGATTTCTAACGGAATCAACCCGAATACGCATTTGATCGACACCGTAGAAGGCAATACATCAGCAGACAACGCTAAATCACAGGCTAATGGTGATGGCGTTTATCTGAAGCATCGCGCTCCTACTACCGTCCGAACAGTCGTTCGGCTCCAATGGGATAAGTAATGACCGATCAACATGACCAAGCCATCTCGAACTCCTACATCGTCCACTATCCGTCGCATGAGCCGCGAACGGAAGACCCACACTATAAAGACTTTGAAGCGTATCGAAAGGCTACTCATTCAACGGCAGTCTGCGCTATTGGACAACACAGGGGGGATTTATCGGAGTGCGCTGGTGGACTTGAATTACACCACGCGCATATAGAGTTTTCTTTGCAAAACAATGTAGATTTGGCATGGCTAGAAGTCGATTATCCCGGAGTTTCCAACCCCGAAGAAGTTGGCGCGTGGGTAGAATCGGCAGCGAACCTAATGTGGCTTTGCGAAAAGCACCATAGAGGCGTTGGGGGCATACATCATGCTTCCGCTAGTGATTACGAAGCAGAAAAGTATGTAAAAAACCTAATCGGAAAGAAGGACAAAGATGCTTGAAAAACTCTCACCACAACTACGCCACGCTTTAATCGCGTTGCTTGGCTCAGCATTTACGATCGCCGTTACCTATGTTCATAGCATTCATTTGAATAAGCCATTAGAGGCTCTCGTCGGTTCGGCTATTGCCGCTCTGACTTTGATTATCTCTCCATTGACCAACCAATACGGTATTGCCGAACTAAACGCAGACGGAACACCTAAGACTAAATAAGTAATCCTGAATCAACCCTCACTTAATTGTGGGGGTTTTTTCTTTTGGCGTGTCGCAACTCGCTTCTCTAGAGTTTTCTGGTTATTCTTCTGGCATGGGACTTGCTGAATCTATCGAAAAACATCGCGTCAAAACTCTCGCTAAATGCACTCTACAAAACATCATAGATGTGCTGCCTGAAACCGATCGTGAAGTCTTACAGAAGGCTATCTCTGACGGACTGCCTACTAGCACCCTAGTAGCCGCTTTGCGTAACGAAGGCTTTTCTATCGCGGAAGCAACCTTCACTGCTCATAGAAATGGAAAGTGTAAATGTCCAAAAAGCGCGTAGATAAAGTATTAGAAGAACGACAATCTATTTACGGTGATGCCGAAACTAACTTCAATAAAGTTGGTCAGATTTGGGCAACGCTGCTACAAATAGAAGATATTCCTGCTTGGCAGGTGGCGTTGATGCTAGACGCATACAAGACGGTGCGCTGCTTCGCTAATCCTATTTGGGAAGATTCTTGGGATGACAAAATTGGCTACACGATTCACGGTCGCAAAATAGCGATAGCGAGTGAAGAATGAGCCTAAAAGATCAGTTAGATAATCTGCCGGAAGGCATCGAATCTTCCGATGTAAAAGAATTGCGGTTGGCGCTAGTTAGAACTCAAAAGAAGTTAGCGCAAACACGCCAAAAGGTCGATGACTTAGTAGAGGCAACTCACAATGCCGCTTATTCGGCTCAACTAGCAGCAGGAAAGATTCCACCAATTCCTGCACCTAACCTAAAAAATACAAAAGGCAAACCTGAAGTTGCTCTAATGCACATGACGGACTGGCAAGGCGCAAAGAGAACACCGTCTTACAACTCCGAAATAATGCGCGAGCGCGTACTCGAATATATGGAAAAAGCCGTGAAGATCACCGAGATACAACGAGCAGATCACCCCGTAAATGAGTGTGTGATTATGTTCGGTGGAGATATGGTTGAAGGGTTATTCAATTTTCCGGGACAGGTATTCGAGATCGATTCAACCTTATTCGAGCAATATGTAAATGTTTCTCGGTTGTGCGTTGATGTGGTTCGTTACGCGCTCGCTAATTTTCAAAAGGTAACGGTCGTTCCGGAATGGGGCAACCACGGGCGAATTGGCAGCAAGCGCGACAATGTTCCTCGGTCGGATAACTTCGATCGAATGTGTTACGAGTTGGCTCGCCAATTACTAGCAGGAGAAAAACGGCTTACATGGCAACTATGCCCTGAAGACATACAACGAGTTGAAATTGGTAATTACAAGGCATTACTAATTCACGGAGATGAGGTAGGTCGTAATGGTTTCGCAAGTCCGGGAGCAATCGTTCAGCACGCGAATCGTTGGAGATCAGGGTCGTACGACTGGGAGTTTCGCGATGTCTATATCGGTCATTACCACACACACGCCGAATGGAGCATGGCAAACGGTCAAGGTAGTGTCTACCAGACAGGTTCTACGGAATCAGACAACAGATATGCGTCAGTCAACCTCGCAGCCAGCGCCACACCATCTCAGCGATTACACTTTGTAGACCCAATAAAGGGCAGAGTTACTGCTAGTTACAAGATTTGGCTGGATTAAATGACTACCCTCGCAGCAATACAAGGCAACGGTTGGTGCGTTTTAGGTGCGGAATCTAAAGCGTCCGACGATGACGGCAGTTTTTGTTATATGCCGGATTCTAAAATCTTTGCCAATGGACCTGCGCTTATCGCTGGTTCAGGTTCGGTGCGAGGGTTGAATATCTTGGAACACGGTTGGACTGCACCACGCTATCGCGGAAAGACACCGGAATACTACCTAACGCGTTATTTCATTCCGTCTATGCGTAAGGCGATAATAGATGCTGGTGCGGAAATTAAATCTGACGATAAAGTTGCTTCATTTGATAGCGGATTATTGGTTGCTATAAAAGGCGTGTTGTTCTCAATATCCGATGATTATTCTTGGGATAAATCTACCGATGGACTTTACCGCGCCGGAAGCGGTGGAGATTATGCGCTAGGCGCTTTAAAATTGCTAAAGGCAGATAAAGCAAAATCGCCGAAAGAAGCATCACATTTGCTTGAACTAGCAATAGAAGTGGCGATCTCTTGCGATAACTTCTCCGGTGGCGCAATAACATTATCTACTCAGTACGCCTAATCTTCTTCTTCAATTTCTTCGATCGCAATACGCATAGGGTCTACCTTATTCTGCACGGCTACGCTCAATGCATGAGTAAATAATTCAGTAGCGCGGTTAGATGCGTCTGAGAGCGCGTCAGGGTGGTTGGCGTCGCATTCGACCTCGACGGTCAGGGCATATAAAGAAATCATAATTTTGGTCATGCCTAATCCTCTCACTTATTACTCGCGCCGCGCCAATAAACGCAGGTGCTTGCTTTTCTGTAATGCGACCGCCAGAATTGCCTCACTCGGAGCAAAGGCTCCCCCAAACGGAAGGCAACAAATGGCTAGTTTCGATTTAGATAATTACGAAACAGTACAAGATCGAATAATCAGGTTCTACAAAGCATTTCCAAACGGTCGTATTTATACCGATCGCATTTACGGTGATGAACGCCGATTCGAAATCAAAGCATTTCTCTATCGCAACTTCGATGATCTAGAGCCAATGGCTACGGGTCATGCTGAAGAAATTGTCGGTGTTGGAATGGTAAATAAAACAAGCGCACTAGAGAACTGCGAAACCAGCGCGATCGGAAGAGCCATCAGTAATTCTGTTCTGGCACTTTCCGCACCCCTAGAGGCTAAACCTTCAGCAGAAGAAATGAAGAAGGTTGAACGATACAAGGAATCACCTCGTAAGCCTATTGCGTCTATCAAGCCATCGGCAGAACAGATCGCACACATCACTAAGTTATATGCAGATATTCCAACCATTCAAGACAAAGATGCGTTGCGAAGCATATTTACGGCTGAAACCAAGATTCTAGATTTGCCCGTGAACGGCACTACCTTACGCGATGCACTCACCGCAAAGGCAGAATCGCTAAAGTGATTCAACGCACTTCTATACAGGCAAAGATCAAGGTAGCGCCGAAGATAGGTTCTATCAACGCAAAAGTTTATGATTATTTTTTAGCGCGCCAATGGCACGGCGCAACCGATCAGGAACTAGAAGCGGTCTTGCATCTTGACGGAAACACTATTCGTCCATCGCGCGGCAGCCTAGTAAAAAAAGGCTTGATACGCGATTCCGGAACAACTCGTAAAAACAACAAAGGAAATGACTGCATCGTTTGGGTAGTCGCAGAGGAAGGTATGATGCTATGAGCAAGAAAGAAAATAAGTTCGATCCACCCGTTGGATATATGGTTGGGATTCAACACCACATGGTTATGGTCGAAAGACTAGCCGCCGTAATGCACGATCAGACCGACACTTCGTTCGCGTTCGGCGATGCCGTAGCGCTAGCGAAGTTATTGGAAGAAGCAGGATTCCGTCTAGAACCTGACTTATTCGATATCAGCGCGGATACATGGAAAGTCATGGATTTGGAAATCAAAAAGCGCAAGTTACAACCCGTTCCAACCATGGCTGATGTCGCTGAGAGCGTTACTGAACTAGACGAAGAAGAAGCAGAGGCGAAACAATGAACTTTTGGGAGAACCTGAAAGAGCGCGTGTATATATTTGCGCGCTACACCGCACCTACCTGCTTATTCCTGCGCTATACGGTTTGCAAGCGTAAAGGGCATGAGGCTGACGCTTGGTTATGCTTTCGGTGTTTTAAGGAGTTTCAATGAGCACAGTAGTTACTCCGGCGCAGATCGAAAAGCGTTTATATGACTTGTCTAAAGAAATTGACGAGGCACAAAAGTATTGTGAAGCAGTAGAAAAGAATTACTACGACACAAAGAGCGCTTATGAAGTAGGACTAGCAAAATCTCGTATGAAGTTCGCGTCAGTATCTTCACCAACGGGTAAAAACTACACGGTGCAAGAGCGTGAAGATTTGGCGCTAATCGAGAACGAAGATTTACATTTCGCTATGGGCGCGGCTGAAGCAACAGTTCGGTCGGTGCGCGCTAACATTACGCGAATTAAAACCCAAGTGGATATTGCGAGATCAATAGGCACTTCCGTACGAGTAGCGATGGAACTCTAATGGCTGATAACGAAGAACACGGATTCGAAGATAAAAGTTCAACCATCTATCAAGGTTGGGTTGAGTCTTATATGCGTTCTTATGGAACCTCTCGTGAAGTAGCCGAACACGCTATTAGTGAGTTCTACCGTCAATTAGGCGGTTACAACAATGGCTGATATTTCGAAAATGTTATCCCGATCATTAACGGGTTGGGATAACAACCGCGCTCGCTCAAAGCAGGTCGAAGTCGGTCCATCATCTCTCGGTGGTTGTAAAAGGCAGACATGGCATACGCTAAAGCAAACGCCAATAGTCAATTACGACACCGAATCATTAGCGGCTATTCTCGGCACATTCATTCACGCCGGAGTTAGCGATGCGATCAAGCGAGAAGACCCGTTCGGCGATAACTTGCTAATCGAGCAGGAGTTCTCTCATCAAGGCTTGAAAGGTCATTGCGACTTATTCATTATTGACGAGGGCATAGTTGTTGATTGGAAAACAACTACCAAGAAGAACCTGCGTTATTTCCCTAGCGAGCAGCAACGGTGGCAAGTGCAGGTTTATGGGTGGTTATTATCCAATAATGGCTACACCGTAAACCAAGTTGCACTAGCCGCAATTCCTCGCGACGGTGTTATGAACGATATCAGGGTGCATATAGAACCATACGATCTATCTATCGCTGAGCAAGCACTCGACTGGTTAGGCGATATCGAAAAGATGGTTGAAGATAACGCACCACCACCAGCGCCGGAGAAGCACGCGTCTTATTGCGCGCTCTATTGTCGCTACTTTGACCCGACAGGAGTGAACGGATGTCCAAGTACGACGATGTAGATTGGAATAAAGGCGCTTGTGTCGGAATGCCGACTTCGTTGTTTTACGCATACGAGGAAAGCAAGGAGATCAAGCGCATTATTACCACCGATCTATTCCGAGATATTTGTCTAACCTGCCCCATCTGGCGAGAATGTTTGACTTATGCATTGTCGAATGAGAATTACGGCATTTGGGGCGGTTGCACAACTTTTGAAAGAGAATCGCTGAAAGAAGGATTTGATCTGCCTTTATCCGTCAAGGTAATAGAGGATTTCAATAAACGCGGCATTAGTGTCGAAGAAATTATGGGGGCAGTTGATGAGCATAAGAATCATGAGCGAGGTTTGGCGAACCCCGTTACCAACTAGCGAGAAAATGGTTCTGCTGGTTATAGCAGATCACGCTAGCGATGACGGTGATAATGCCTACCCAAGCCAGCAGACGATCGCTACCAAGGCGAGTTTGTCGGTGCGCACGGTTCAACGCGTCATAAACGATTTGGTTGCGCAGGGTTATGTGTGGCGCGCCAAGGGTCAAGGCGGCTCTGCTAATTGTCGCGATGATCGCAGACCGCATTTATACAAAATCAACCTTGCAAAACTACGGGGCGTCAATTTGACGGGGCGTCAGCCTGACGCTAACGAGGCGTCATCTGCGACGGTTACGGGGCGTCAAATACGACCTATGAATCATCCTTTTAAACCATCCTTAGAAACATCCAATTCGTTCGAATTATTTTGGGCAGCATATCCAAGGAAAACAGCAAAAGGCGCGGCAAGAAAAGCATGGGATAAATGCAACTCGCTGGTGTATTCGGAGATTATTGAAGGTGCTAAGAGATTTGCTGCTGACCCCAACCGAGATGCGACTTTCACACCGCACCCTGCGACATGGCTCAATGGAGAGCGCTGGCTTGACGAACCATTACCGCCTAAACGGTCGGAGAATGTCCCTAGAGGCGTTATTACAACTCCGACGATAACACCGCCACCATTCGACCCTAGCGAACTCCCTAAAGGCGTGCCAATGCCGGAAGGACTGAAAGATATTTTGCGACGGGTATGACGGCAAAGACGCTTATGACGCCTAATAGGAGATTTATCCACTTGCTCGAATTACCCGTAAGCATTACACTTTATAGTGATCGATCTCACGATGGGGGGTGATTATGACAATTACTTACATCAAGCCAGAGCAAGTTGAAATTGGTGACCGCATTTTGGTTGGCAACGAAACTTATGTGGTCAAATCATTCTCATCAGATTACAACCGCGCTTACGATTTTTATTTGGAAAACGAAAAAGGCAGCACTCACCAAATAATTTCAGATTCAGTTACCCTTGTAAGATGATAGAGTTTCGCGCCGATGGCACACCTGTTCCGCAGGGGAGCATGAAGGTCATAAATGGGCGCGTTCTGCATTCGCAAGGGTCGGCGCTCGCCGTATGGCGCTCTACGATCGGTTTCAACGCCAAACTCGCCGGAGCCAAGCCGTTAGACGGCGCAATAGAGATTTCTATGGTATTTATCATGCCGCGACCAAAGACCGTTAAAAGGGCATATCCAACCGTTGCACCCGACCTAGACAAACTCGTTCGAGCGGTACTCGACGCGCTCACGAACATATGCTACTTAGATGACGCTCAGGTTACTGATATCCGAGCCTACAAAATATACGGGGAAAGTCCAGGAGTAGAGATTCGCCTTACTCAAAAAAATATTTAGCGTTCTACTCGCGAGTCGTAGTCAAATCGTAATTCGTCAGGCAGAATTATCTCACTCGGGTCGCACGACCCCCCAAGAGAATGAGAAGGCAAATGACTACGATGACAAAAATTGAATGTGGTGGCATGGGTGCTACCGAAAACTGGTTCCGCAATAATGCATCAGCAGATAAAAATGGTTTCGCAAAAGAAGATCGTTGCGCACATTGCGGCAAAGGAATGTTAGAAAATACAGGTTGGTTGGCTCGTTATGTTTGGCAAGACGATGCAATTATCGCGTTCGATGCAACAGACGGTGAAATTATTCGACTCGGTAATGAATGTGTTAAAAATTGGATGAAATATAATCCTGAATTAAAAAGCACTCACTTTGCAAAGGTAGGTGCTTAATCATGGCTAAGAAGATATACAAATGTTGGAACTGCGGAAAGACTTTCACAGAAAATTACAAATATCTATTGCATTGTGATTTTCACAAAGGCGAACCACTAGTGCGCGAAGCAGGTTGCTGGTGTGGTCAGGATTGGGATATTCGTTCAGGCAAATGCCATTCATGCGGAGCAGTTCACACCGCAGGTTGGGTGGTTGCAAATGCTTGATTACGCATTCACCGATCGCGATTTGATCGTGTCTTTCGGAAACACTCCCGTCGCTCGCCGTCAATACGAAGTTTTCTTTGTCGGCGATAACAATGCGCACATGATGGTTTGGGCAGATAACAAAATTGAAGCCAAAGATATTGCGCGCGAATACGCGGCTCGTATCCTTAATCGCAAGTTTAGATTCATCACGATTGGAGCATAAAATGAAGTGTGAAGTTTGCGGAACTCAAATGACTAAAAAAATCTTGCAAGGCGGCTTGAATTGGAACTATGAAGAGATTCACGAATACAAGTGTGCTGAGTGCGATGCCGTAGTTTTGAAGGTGGCATAAATGAGCACTCGTAGTTCTATCGCGTTGCTTAACCCTGATAACACTATTACCGCAATTTATTGCCATTCTGACGGTGATCCGGAAGGAGTCGGCGCTACATTGACCGCGCATTACTCGTTTATCGAAAATGCGAAGTCTATTCTCGCTGAAGGCGATTGCTCGTATCTTGAAACTACGATCGCTGAGAGCCGTTTTTACAATTCATGGCGCGGTGAAAATACTTCTGCGCAGACCTTTGCTAATAAGCAAGAGTGGTTTGAGTGGATAGATAATGGCGGCATGGAATACGGCTATCTATTCGATAACGAGTGGAAGTTGGCGTATTTATGAAATGTTGTGCGCATTGCGGCTCAAAAGGCGGTTTCGTTAATCGCTTGATCGAATATGTATGTTCTCCCTACGGCGATGCCCTTTACGAATGTGAATGGTGCGCTATCAAAACAACTACGAATGCAGAACGGAAGGCAGCACAATGAAAATGGATAGAAAATATGTTAATCGTCGCAGGTGGGTGGCGTTTATCTTTGTTGGTATTCCACTAATCGCGATCGGCTATTACCTCATCAACCATGTTTGGTGGACGGATAAAGGTTATTGCTTCGGTTCTATGACGAAATGTTTAGGCTTATGAGCGATATAAAGTTAGTTATCCCGTCATGCGCTTGCGGTGGCATAATCAAGCCAACACTCGCGCAAATCCGAGAGCATTGCCGTAAATACGATGTGTCTTTTCAGAAGAACTACGAGTGCGGTCAATGCAATAACACCGATCTTTGGTTCATTACTGAGATGCTTTGGAGTAAAGAAGACGAACACCTAATTACTCCTTGCTGCCATACCGAGGCATACGCCGCGTTATTGCCGGAAGATCGCACCGAAGATTACGACCAAGATCGCGAAGATCGTAGGACTTTCCGATGGGCAGTAACGGGGCGATAATGGCTAAATACGAATACGAGTGCGAGTTAGATGGCGTGAAAGAGATCGAGTTCCCGATCGGCACCGCACCTGAAACTGCACCATGCGGAATCTGTGGAGATACGATGCAACGCAAATTCTCTACTTTTAGACCGATATTCAAAGGCGATGGTTGGGGTGGTAGCAAATGACTCACGATGAATTGCTGATAAAACTAACACCAACGCTTACTTACTCACCCAATCTAGGATTTGGTGCGATTCCAATACTTAATTCCATTCGTGCGGTAGTGGAATTGCATAAGCCTAAAACATTTATTGGAGAAATTCCTTTGCCTAAAGAATTAAGTACTGTTAAATGCGAAGGTTGCAAAGAAAATTATCCTTGCCCAACTATTCAAGCCATAGAGAAGGAGTTGAAATAATGGTCGAATACGAAGGTTGGAAGAACTACGCGACTTGGAATGTGTCGTTATGGATAAATAACGATGAATCTCTTTACTTTGGCGCGGTTGAGTTTATGAAAGATTACAAAGGCAAGGCACCGTATAAGCAGTTTGTCGCTGATTCAGGACTTATGGCGCAACGCACTCCGGACAAAGTTATGTGGTTTAGCCAACAACTAGATTACAAGTCATTGAACGAGATGATGTGGGAATTAGCGCCGGAAGGAGCGCGTAAATGAGCAAAATATGGTGTGATGATTGCGCAGAATATGTAAATTTAATTGACGGAGAAGAAAGAGGAGATGTTTGCGAAAAATGTGAATCGTCTGCTCATTTAGATTTTTCCGAAAACGGGAAAGAGCCATTTAATAAATGACTGACCGACAACTAATTAAGCAATATCTTTTAAATGCTTCCGAATTACTGCAAAACGCCGCCGATTCGGACAACGGAGAGTTGATGTGGGCTGTTCTCACGAACCTACACTCGACTATTCAAGGCTACCAAGACGCCGCCGAAATGCTGATGTTCAAAGAGCAAAGTGAAACTATCAAGAAAAGGTTACGCAAATGACGATTATTGAAGTATGCCAAGAGTTAGATTGCGATTTTCGAATCGTTCACGAAATAAACACAACGGGTTTTCAGACTGACGGCATGATCGTCAAAGCCCCGATACACAACACCATGAAAGAACACGAATTACAACACAAGTTAATGAGAGGCGAATTATGAAAAAGTGTGCATACCGTATCCACCTAGTCGAATACAAATTCTCGTGGAGTCAACCGGAAGAATACGACTTTCACTACGACACGGCTATCGAAGCCGTTACCGCGTGGGATAAGTTCAAAGATTCTAACGGCGCTAATAGGCGAGTGCTTACCTTTATGGGTGCAGCAGGAGATTTTGCTACAAAACAATTTTCTATACTAGGGTCGTAAACGCAGTCTTTCATTCTGCGAAGGCTGGTCATGATGGCTCCCATTCAAGCCTAGCCAGACCTGCGACCCCCACCTGACCCCCTACCGTTCTAGGGGGTTTAGGTCTAAACTATTACCGTCCAGTATCTCCCGAAAGGAACTGAAAATGGATAACTATCTAAATACGGAAGACTCGAATATCACCCGTCATTCTTGCGGAAATTGGATATATCGAGGAAAAGACTGCGGAGTATGTACGAAACGGGGTAAGGACTCCGAATAAAGTTTTGGCGCAAAATCCTTGTAATAGCCTTCGTGGTAGGACTTTGCCAGAGTGTTGGAGCGCAAGCAGCATTCGCTCCTAAAATGGACTTTGAGTTGCACCCTCGCTTATATGCGCGCAATCTCGTTCTCCAACAATGGAATAGCCATAAAGAGTTTGCTTGCCTAGACGAATTATGGACGCTAGAAAGCCATTGGAACCCGAAAGCCCTGAATAAATCGTCAGGAGCGTTCGGTATTGCTCAATTTATGCCGACTACATGGGCGCACTATCACGCGCCGTATATGCCTAAGTCGGCTTTGCTTCAAATTACATTTGGGCTAAGATACATCTCGAAGCGCTACACGACTCCTTGTGAGGCGGTGAAGCACGAAAAGAGATACGGGTGGTACTGATGAAACAAGATATTGTCGAAAAGGTAATCACACGCGCTAATGGATATTGCGAAACTTGCGGTGGTCGCGCTGAAGAAACTATGGCACTACACCACCGTAAGTTAAAATCTCGCGGCGGCAAAGACGAAGTGGCTAATCTGATATGGATACACCACGGCTGCCATAACTTAAACACCGATAGCATTCACCTCAACCCTGCCAAAGCAGAACAAAAAGGGTGGATGGTTGGTTCATGGCAAGACCCGGAAGAATCTCCGATGGTTTATGCAGATGGAACAACCGTATTACTAAAGCAAGACGGGACTATACACATACTAGGGGGCAATACATGAACCAAATCATAATCACAGGCAATGTCGGAGCAGACCCAGAACTAAAAATGATCAAGGACACAACCCTTGCTGAGTTTTCGTTCGCATACACTCCTTATAGCAAGACCAAAGGTGAAGGCGAAACTATTTGGTTCAAAGTTACTTTTTGGAACTCTAAAGCAGATTCAGTTATGGACAGTATTCGCAAGGGTGATCGTATTATTGTGATCGGCGAATTTACTGAATCAAAGTGGGAGAAAGACGGCATACAAAAGAGCCGTATTGGAATTACGGGCAGTTATTGGGCGCCAGACCCAAAGGCACCTAAGAATGCTGCACCATATGTGAAAAGTGTCCATGAAACCGAGGAAGCACCTTGGTAGAAGAACTTTGGGATTCTGAGCAAACTGCCAAATTCCTTGACATTACGGTGAATAACCTACGGCAAATACAACACCGAGGCACTTTGAAATGGCATAAGAGAGTTTGGCGTTCAGTTTATTACCTAGCCGATGAAGTCCGAGCCTATGAAGCCAAGCGAAGGAAGCGTAATAACGGCTAATGTTGGAAGGTGCAGATAGAAGAAGAAGTTACGATAGAAGAACTGGATGAGGCTATGCTCAATATCCAGACGCTTCTAGCCGACCCACGCCTAATTCCAAGGCGCAAACTGATTCTTCTATCGTGCCTCGATGATTTATTAGATGCAAGATTAGATATGGCCGAGAAGGCAAATATGAAACCAAGGAGTAATAATGGAGATTAAACAAGTCGCACTAGACGCTATCAAGCCTTACGCACGAAATCCGCGTAAAGGTAATGTTGATCTAATTGCTGAATCACTAAAGGCTTACGGACAATACAAGCCGATCACCGTTAATCTCGCTACCAATGAAATTCTCGCTGGCAACCACACTTACGCAGCAGCGCAAAAGTTAGGTTGGAAAGATATTGCAGTTACTTATGTGAATGTTGATGATGCTACTGCAGCTAAAATCGTAGCAATAGATAACAAGACTTCAGATTCCGGCGTTTACGACACCGAGAAGTTATTAGAATTATTAGGCGATCTACCTGACCTAGAAGCAACAGGATACGCACAAGACGATGTTGATAGTTTGCTTGCGTTGCTAGATGAAGTTGCAACTCCGGGTCTAGGTGCAGATATTCATTTAGCACCAAAAGTAGGCGAAACAGGATTAAGCAATGTAACTATCGGCACTTCGCTCGGAGAATATGCAGAGCGTTACGCGCAAAAGCAAACTCGTATGCTGATGATGGATTACGAAAATACTCTTTATGTGTGGTTGGTCGAGAAATTAAGCCAATATCGCGCGCAACACGGAATTATTACAAACGCCGATGCGTTGGTAAAATTAGTGGAAGATGTATTTAACGAGAAAGCACCCATAAATGAATCTATCTGATTTACCTATTCACCGAGTAAAGCGCATCATGACCGAAGATGAAGCGAGCGCTATGGTCGGAACGATGGTTGAAAACTTAGATGCTAACTGCATAGAGGCAGGTATTTATATTGACGCAGAAACCGAAGAACCATTTCTCGCATATTTTCCAATGGAAGAAGAAGTTAATCTTCTCAGAAGATCAGTGCTTAATATCAAATACGGTAGTACAAAACGCCAAAGCCTCGGAATCGAAAATCTATCCCGCACTTTCGGCATGGCACCGCGCAAGGTTTATCAACGGAGAGAGTCGTGCCGTCCGACTACCCTTGCCAACGAACAACCAAACGAACACGCAGTCTTAGTTGCGTTCGCTGAGAAGTTCGGCAAAATGTTCAAGGAGTTCGCTCCGGATATTTTCAAGCACGATGTAGAAAATTTAACCGAGGCAGGGCTAGACAACGAATGGCGTATGACTGATGACGCTCTTTGGACTTCTGGCGTTGTAAATAAATCATCAACTTTGCCTTATCACCGAGATGGCTTCAATTTTGCAACTTGGTCAGCAATGCCCGTTATTCGCCGCGATATGAAAGGCGGCTATCTAAACTTTCCAGAATACGATCTGACTTGCGCTTGCCGCGATGGTTGGGTTCTATTCTTTCCGGGATACAAATATGTTCATGGCGTAACACCTATGACTCCGGCAAAAGAAGATGCTTACCGTTACTCGATCGTGTATTACGCATTACGCGGCATGAAAGACTGCTTCACTTACGCCGTTGAAACTGCGCGTGGTGCTAAGAACCGCACCGAACGGGAAGAACAAATGGTTAAAGTGTTAAAGGGTGAATCTGAATTACAGGTTAAAAGCAAATAATGAAGATCGGATACAGGCGAGTATCTGGAAAATTACCTTTAACCGTAGATGAAGTAGGCGCAAGAGGCACATGGCTAGAAAAACGCCGCGCGCTGATACGCAACCTAGAAAGTCGCGGTCATACATTCGTATATTTATCTGACCCTACACCTAATAGTGCAGCACAAGGTTACATAAAGACACCTTACGACACCTGCGATTTGCTGATGTTGGAGTTCGGCGGCAATAACCTTATGTTCAACAAAAAAGCGTGGGAAGAAACCTTCGCGATCATCAAGAAACATCAAGATAAGATCGTATTCTTATGCGATGACCCTGACCTACCTTTTCTCTGGAACGAATTGCCAGATGAAGATTGGTCGCGTTGGACTATTGCTGCTAACGCTACGCAAAGCGAACAAGTAAAAGCCAAAATGAAAGTTCCGGCTAAAGCGCAGGTAATAGACATGGCATTTCACGCGCTATTGCCCCAACTAGCCTTTACCGACGGACAAAACTCAACCGCTATCTATTACGGCAGACCTAACGGCAGAAATAAGATTTTGCAACCTTTCCTATCTAGCGGCGCACTCACCGTTGCTGGCAAACAAGAAGAATGGGGCGATGTAACCGCCATAACCCCACCTGAGCAAAAGAATCGTGTTGAGTTTTATCGTCAATGGAGAGCGTGTTTAGCGATTTACGACGGTAAGCATAAAGACACAGGTTGGAGAACAGGTCGCGCTTACCATGCGTTGATGGCTGGCATACCCGTAGCAGCCCCAACAGGTAATCCGGCGCTCGCGTGGACTTATCCAGCAGATACCTCTAGCCAACTAGGTAATCTGCTTAAAATGCCCGTAGAAGCCCGACAAGTTCTACACACAGAGCAAATCAAACACTCATTCGTAGATATAGATATAACTTTCCTTAAACTCGGACTATGATCGGTTACGACATAGATGGCGTGTTAGCGTCTAAACCTATTCCTAGCGATAAAAAGTGGGGCAGGATGAACGGTGCGGAGCGTAGAGCCTATAAAGACGGCTTACTGAAGCAATACGCTGAAGCCGAAGCCCTGCTAATTCCGACAGAACCTTTTATAGCCATAAGCGCGCGCAAAGAAGAACCTATCATCAGAGCAATAACTACTAATTGGCTAAAGGATAGATACGGCGATTTAGTCCTAGGAATTGCCTTACTACCTATGAGCAGATCAGTTGAGAATGTAGTCAAGTTCAAGAACGCAGCAATAGTCAATTATCAGATTACGGTATTTACCGAGGATAACAAGAAGATATTAAAAGGGTTACACGAGAACGACTGCCCTGCTGATTTATACTTTTGGGAGAAGGGCATGACTACACCACTTGCGTTTCCAATTTCCTGAGTTAAAGTATACGCATGACAGGAAATATCAAGGCGCCAGAACCCGATTTGCTGGAAAAAGAAATGCAGATTATCCAGTTACGCAAGACAGGCGCTACTTGGGAAATGATCGGCAAGGCGCTTGGTTATTCAAACGGCTCAGGCGCTTACAAGGCGTATCAGCGTGCGGCGGCTCGTAGAGTTTATCCGCTCGTAGACGAACACAGGGAAATAGAACTCGAATTACTTGATAGCCTTTTATTCCAACTTTGGCACGATGACGAAGGTAAGCCAAAGAAGAAGTTGATGCTACGGGAAATGGATAGAGCGTTAGCAATACACGATCGGAAGGCAAGACTACTAGGGCTAAATGCCCCTGAAAAATTACAGGCTGAGGTGATTACTTATGACGATAGCAGCATCGCCGAATCTCATCGTAGATTCATGGAACTCCTTACCGCAAGCCAACAAGCGCAGAATCAGTTGGGAAGTCCACCAAGCCAGACC